TCCAACCGAGTTTAGCAAGGCATCGCAAACCATTGACATAGAAACAGAACTGGTTCCATATATGATTGATGATTTGAATGATAAGGTGACTACTGCCGTTTCCGCTGTCAGTGGTGGCATCTGGTCAACGCGTGAGGGAATCATGTTTGCCGGGAATGCTGATAGGGTAGAAGAGGAGCTTGCAGAAATCAAGGAGGAGCAAGCGGCAAAGAATGAGCAAATCGGAAATAAGGGACAGAAAAATGCCTCTTAGTCAGAAAAATTATAGGGATTATAATTTTAGTACAAGAAAAATAGAATATTTTGCGGCAACATCAAAGAATTGCCGCTAATTTTTTGCTTGAATAGTTGTAGGTAATTAAATAATTACCTATATTTGTAGGGTAATCAATAGAGAAAGGTATGCCAACGATATTTATTTTATTTGGTTTTCGTTTTATGTTTTACGCTAATGACCATGAGCCTATACATGTTCATGTAATCAAAGGGGATGTAAGTGCTAAATTCACTTTATTTCCAGTTACATTAATCAAAAATAATGGCTTGAAGTCATCTGAACTGAAACTTGTAGAATCAGTTATAGAAGAAAATCAAGAAGTAATAGCAGAGCATTGGAATAAATTTTTTAATAAATCAAAATAAGTGGTTATGGAAAATATCATAGTTGAAAAGGTATGGTTGACTGATACGGAGGTATGGATACGTACCACTGACGGGAAGGAGGCATGTGAGAAGTTTTCAGATTTCCAAAGGCTGAAATGGGCTACTCCTGCGCAGCGCGCAAATTTCACAACGAGCCATGACGGAATACATTGGAGAGAGCTTGATGAAGATTTGAGTTTTGAGGGATTCTTTCGGGAAAGGAAATCTAATCCTCTTTATGATTTATTTATAGCTCATCCTGAATTGAATGCTGCTGCCATAGCACGACGTTTAGGTATTTCTCAGAGTTTGTTTGCTCAATATGTAAGCGGAACAAAGAAGCCGTCTAAGAAACGTTTTGAAGATATTATAGAAACAATACGTTCAGTAGGGCGTGAATTAATGGCTGTACCGGCATAAGTTACAATACTTTATTTAGGCGTGATTCCATTCGGTTTCACGCCTTTTTTATACCATTTTACGACAATCGTTTCATTGTCGTGTATCACCTATCTGATTATTTCTCACCTTCTTTATAAATAACGAAATTTACCGTAGAAATTTATAAATCAAATTCATACGGTATGACAATCTTAGAACAAATCTTGGCAGGGCTGCAACAGAAGTTTACTGGGGTGGACACTGCTATCTTAACCCGAATTGCCACTAAGAAGGCAGAGGGTGTAACGGACGAGACAAAGGTAAACTCCATTGTTGAGGGTATCAGCTTTTCGGACGTGCTTAATTCCTATGGTGATTTCCGTGCCGGGGATGCTTCAAAAACGGCAGTGACTAACTACGAGAAGAAGCATAACCTTAAAGACGGTAAGCCAGTCGAGACTACCACTACTACCACAACCACCAAAGCGGAAGACAAGCCGGATGATATGGCTACCATCATTGCCAATGCAGTGAGTGCAGCCGTTAAACCGCTTTCTGACAAGCTCGCTCAGTTTGAAACGGAAAAGTCGCAAGCAACCCGGCAGGAGCAGATTATGGCAAAGGCAAAGGAGTATGGTATTCCCGAAAACTACGCCAAGCGATGCGCCATCAAAGACGATGAGGACTTGGATACTTATTTCAAGGACTTGAAACAGGAGTTCGCAAATGACGGCTTCAAAGGCGTAACCCCTCCCGAATCAGCGGAAGCGAAGATTGAGAAAGAAGCTGAATCTATCGCCAAGATGATTGACGAGGGAACGAATGCTATTGTTGAACAAAACAAGAATTAATTATGTCAGCAGGATTTAAGTATGACTTGGTTCCGCCCGTTGAGCAAGAGGAACGCTACGATGTCCAGACCGGTATTCGCAGACGTGGGCCTTACAAGCTCGACACAACGAACTTGGTAATCGGAAGTTTCCTTCCGTCATTTGTGCCGATTTATGCGGATTTGAAAAACAAGTTCGCTTACGCGGTAATCAATGTGAGAGTAATCGAAGCCTACGCCAATGGTGCGGATGCTTTGTCTATCAAAGTAGCCAAGAACTCTTTGGCTTATGTGGGTATGTTTGTCGGAAACGGCAAGAAAGGTGCAGAAGTAACTGCAATTGATAAGTCTAATGCCGGTTATGATGTATTGACAATCAAGGCTGCTTTTGGCGAGAATATCGCCAAAGATGCCGTATTATTCAATGCGGTTGCGGTTGATGGCTTGAAGCAGGAGCACGTGGCAAATTCGGCTCTGTACAACCAGACAAAGGTGGAGGATGGAATCACTTTGGTTTCATTGCTTCGCACAGCCGCGGAGATTGAGCCTTCAAAATTGGCTATGCCGTTCTCTGAGAACGATAAAGCCAACATGAAGGGATGGTTTGAATTTAACGAGTAAGGAGGTAGGATATGTTTTTAACGATTCAAACATTATTCGATGATGCGAACATTGTTTCCGCTATCATCAGACGTGTGAACCAGACACGCAAGGACACAATCTATTGGCAGCAGTATCTTACTTTCCGCAGAGTGACTACTCGCGTGTTTAAGGATTATATCGGCTCTGTAACCGGAGTTATGGCCGGCTCTATCAATTCACGTTTTGGAGAGAAGCCCATTCGTGAACGCAGGAGTATCGGTTCCGGATATGGTGAGATTGCCTATTTGGGTGATGCTTATCAGATGTCTATTGACCGTCTTTCCGAATTGCAGGATTTGATTGACAAGTTCAATCAAGCTAAACCGACTGATCAAAATACCGCTTTGGAAGAGATTGTGAACTTCCTGGCAGATGATTACCGTCAGATTACCCTTGCTGCCCACAAGCGCATGGATATTATTATCGGTGCATTGCTTATGACCGGTGAAGCCACTGTTTATAACAAGGATGCTGCAATCACTTCCGGTCAGACAGATAACAAACTGTTGGAGATTGCCCTTCCGTTCAATTTCATCAAGCCGACAAGTGGGGATGTAGTTGTAGACGGAAAGAATATGTTCATCTCTTATTTGAGAGAAAAACTTCACTCATTGGCTCCGGATTTTGGCGTTTATGCTAAGATGATTATGACACGTGCTTCATTCAACAAGCATGTACTTGGTTCATCTGAATTTGGCGAACAGTACAAGATGATTCTTGGTACTAACGAGATGAAGCTGAGTACGGGACTAATTTCTTCTTCTTTGGCTTCCGAAGTGTTCACCGGTATTGGTCTGCCACGTATTGAAATCAAGGAGGACTACGTGAAAGACCAGACGGGAAAGAATGTGCAGATTTATGCAGACAACCGCATTACTCTGTTGCCTTCTGACCAAATCGGTTATATGCGCCATCATACTCCGTATGAAGCGACAGACCCGGTACAAGGGCGTACTTACACCCCGTCAGAGGGTCAGATGCTTATCTCCAACTACCGTGATAAGAACGGTCGTTATATGGAATATACGGCAGAGTGGATTCCGCAGATTACTAACCCGGATTTGATTACCAATATCGACTTGAGCGAGATTGCATCAATCCAATCGGCATAAGGAGGTGACTATGAAAGTAAAGGTTATATCTGTTTTCCGTGATAAGTTTACAGGGAAGTATTACACTCCCGGTGAAGTGATTGAGGTCAGTGAAGAATCCCGTGTGCTGGACATGGAAAACCGCAGACTTGCTGAACGGGTTGAAGTGAAAGCCCCCGAAGAAAAGAAGGAGGTGAAAATCTCCCTCTTTGAAAAGGAGTTTGAGAAAAAGGCTTTGATTGATGTGTTGAAATCTATCGGTGTGCAGGCTTCCGGCAACATGAAAGAGGAAACTCTTTTGGCTAAGGTTGCAGAGTTGGACGAAGAGACAACTACTAAACTGAAAGAGGCATTGAGCATTGAGTAAAAGGAAAGGGTAGGTAATGCTACCCTTCCATTGTCTAATTTTATAAATCGGTAAAGAAATGAAGAATTTTGTTTTTGCCTTATGTGGCTTTTTAATGATGTCTTTGGTTTCGTTGAGCGTGCAGGCATCAAGTGTGGAATCTCCTAAGTGTGAATACGTGAATCCATCGGTTGATGTTGGTCTGCCGGATATTCAGTTTATCACTTTGGAAACAGTTCCGGCTGATTGTGTTGTACTGACCATGACACCTCCCGTCTTCTTGGTTGCAAATAACCCGGCTATGATGTGTTCGATGAAAGAGGAAGCGGCTATTCAAGGGATACGAATTAATGTTCCCAAATGTCCGTTCAGATACATCTATAAATCTAAACATTGCACGCATTATAGCTATACCGCATATAGTAAACTGATTACACCATATTGAATGATAGCAGCCATGAGTAACAAGGAGTTTGTATTAAGCGTATTTGATAAGAACACCCCGTCTAATCTTGTAGTTGAAAATATACTTTCAAGAACGGGATTGGATGGTGAAGAACCTTTTGCCGAGGAAAATCGGGCAAGATTAGAGGTCGCTTGTGCAAAGCAAATTCCGTGGATGATACAAAATCCATCTTCGGTCAGCGAAAGCGGATTTTCTGTGTCTTGGTCTAATCATGTTGATAGCCTAATGAAATTGTACTCATGGCTGTGTAAACAGTACGGTTTGAAAGACGAACTGGGTAACAAACCTAAAGTGACTTTCTTATGATATTCGCTCCACACATATTGCAGGTAAAAGTTATCACC